GCCGTGCCGTCGCCTGATATGCCCAATCCCGCGCATCCGCTCGTGCCTTCGGGATTTTTATCGATGATGTTGCCGTTGATGCAGATAACGTTAGTATTACCGCTGTGCTGGCAGTCCAAGGTAAATGCTTGGTCGGAGGTGCAGGGGTCTTGTCTGCCGTGCACGACAATTAGGTCGGTGGCATCTTTGTGGTCGCGTGCTTTTACGGTGCTGGCGGTATTGTCTTGGATGTAGTCGCCGAAGCCGCGCATCCTCACGGGTATCAGGCCGCCGCCTCGCTGGCTGAATATCTCTTGGTTGCTCTGCCCGATGATGCCGCCGCAGCCGCTTTGGTTTAAGGTCGGGTGGGGGTTGGTTGGATCGTCCCAGTGAGGGCCTGCAGGAGCAGCGGCGGCAGGGTTTTGCCACGCCTCTGCGCCCGCTGCAGGATGCCCTGCTTGGCTTTGTCGCTCAAAAAGTATTTCGGCGGGGTCTGCGCTTCCAGCACTTGCGATAAGAAAGACACGGCGGCGGCGTTGGGGGACTCCGAAATATTGTGCGTCAAGGATGCGCCACGCGATGCGGCGTTTGTGTCCAAGCACACAACCTGCGTTCGTCCATTTTTTCCCTGCCGGTTCAAGCGGCATATCTTCCCCGGCCAGTCCGCCCAAAAAGCAGCCGAAGGCGTTGTCTTTGGTGCTGAGTACGCCCGGCACGTTTTCCCAAACGAGGATGCAGGGCGGCTGCTCGTTTCGGGCGCGAATAAAGTCAATTGCATCTAAAATCCTGATTAAGGTAAGGGTCAAATTGCCGCGCTCGTCGTCCAAACTGCCACGCAGCCCGGCAACGGAAAAAGCTTGGCAGGGCGTGCCGCCGACCAAAATATCGGGGGCTTCGACCGTCCCGTTGAGTATTTTGCCGACCAGCCGCGTCATGTCGCCGTGGTTGGGGACGTGCGGCCAGTGGTGGTTTAAAACGGCGCAGGGGAACGGCTCGATTTCGGCAAACCATGCGGGCTGCCAACCCAACGGTTCCCACGCCGCGGATGCGGCTTCAATGCCGCTGCACAGGCTGCCGTAGCGCATTTTCAGACGGCCTCCGCTGCCTGTATGCGCATGGCCGCGTCGATTGCATCACGCAGGCTGTCATATTCGCCGGAGCACCAACCCGGCAACATAACTTTGCTGATGGTATTTTCAGGGGAGGCCAGCCAGTCGAGGCGGACGGTGTCGGGGTGCGGTCCGGTTGTACACGGGTAGATTTTATCCAGCAGGTAAACGTGTGTTCCCCCGTCTGACGATGCGACGGTGCAGCAGGACAGGTAGCCGCGCAGGAATATGAACTGTCTGCCTTCTGTGTCTTGCACACGGTCGCCGAATTTGAATTGATGGGTCATGATTGCTCCTAGGGCTGTACTTCATCATCAGTTTTAAATTCTTCATTTACCTTCTTCATTATTGAAAGCGCGGAATCCAAGAACCCTTTTGGGTCGCTTTCGATATTGGCACTAATTTCTTTTAGAAACGAAGAAGTTAGTACGGCCGCGCATAAGGCAACTAATCCTGTGAAGTTTTGGGCGGAATAATTGTCAAATTTTGTTGGGTACTCAACTTCCACCTTTTCGTCAGTTGCACTAATCTTGAAAACATAAGTAGTCATTTTTATATCCTGGATTCAGAACGGGACGTCATCGTCAATATCATCTACGGGTTGCGCCGGTGCGGCCGGAGCCTGACGGCGTGGTGGCGCGGGTGGTTCGGCTGTGTTTGCGCTTTCCGAACTGCCTTCCGCCTTGCCGCCCAGCATCTTCATTTCACTGCCGATGATTTCGTAGGCGGTGCGCTCGATGCCGTCTTTGCCGGTGTATTTGCGGCTTTGGATGCGGCCTTCAATGTAAACCTGGCTGCCTTTTTTCAGGTATTGCCCGGCCACTTCGGCCAAGCGGCGGTATAGGGTTATCGCATGCCATTCTGTGCGTTCCTGACGCTGTCCGGTTTGGCGGTCGTTCCATGTTTCGCTGGTGGCGATGGAGAAGTTGCAGACGGCCTCGCCGTTGGGCATGTAGCGGGTTTCAGGGTTGCGGCCGAGGCGGCCGATAAGGATGACTTTGTTCAGGCTCATTTTTGCTCCTGCATGAGTTGTCGGTAGTATTCTTGGCAAGCTGCCACGCGCTCTTGGATGCGCTCGATGGCTTCGGGGTCTCGCTTGACGGTAACGGTGGTGACGCGTTTGTGCAGCGGTATGCGCTCGATGGCGTCAATTAGTTTTTCGGGGTCGCCGTATTGTCCGAGCAGGTCTTCCGGACAGGGGAACAGCCAAAAATCAATCTCTGCCTGTTCGCAGTCGAACAACCACATATAGCCCTGCATTTGCCAGTCGTAGCCTGCTTCTTTGACTTTGCGCTCGGCTTCTTCGCGGAAAAACGGGTGGGTCTTAATCTCCCAGCTGCATTTGGTGTCGATAATCAGGCTGTGCTTCACATCGTGGATATCGCATTCTCCGCTGATGAAGCTGTTTTCGCGACGCTCGGTATTTTTGGCATATTGCCTGCCGCGTATCAGGCCGCTGCCTTGGATGGCGAACGGCTCTAATACGTTGCCCTTCTCGGTTTCTTTGCTGCCATCAAAGGCGGCCACGCCGAATAGTTCCTGCTTTGCCTGTGCAATCAGGTGGCTTTTCGCAGTTTGCGTGAGCATCTCGTTTTTGCTGCGCGGCAGGCCGATGATTTTGTGGATGGCGGAACAGCGGATACGCATCACAAGCTCTCAATCTCCGCCCGTTGTTCGTCGGTCAGGTCGTAGTTGCCGTTCAGCACGCTCTCCACGCTGATTTCTCCGGTGCTGATGTTTTCTTTCAGGGTGGCAAACAGGGTATCGTCTACGGGCAGCAGCATCACAGGGTCGGATGGCTGGTTGTCGATGTAGTCGAACTGTTCGGCGGTAACGTCTTTAATCACGCTTTGGTCGGATAAAACGGCCTTTTGCATATCAATCGACAGCGGGGCTTGTTTAGACAGCAACAGCTTGGTAACGGTTTTGAGTGCCATCGCCTCGAAGTTGTCCGCCCATACGCCGTAGCCTTTCTTGAAGGACTGGCTGTATCTGCCTGCGTGTGCTGCTACCTGTTCGTGCGTCATGTACAGTTCGGCGGTGAAGCCGTTAATCAGTTTGAAATAGGCGTAGTAACCAACAGGTTGCTCGTTGGCAGCAGGTTTTTGTTTCCAGTCGAATTTGAAGCCGTTGATGGGGTCTTCCTCTATCAATTGGTCTTCGTAGACGGGCAGGGATACCAGCCGCTCGAATTGGCCGCTGCGTTGGGCAAGCTGGATAAAGCCTTTGTAGCCAAGCTGGAACTGTGCTTCCACGCGCCCTTTGTTGCGGTAGGGGACGATGTAGGCAAAGCCCAGGTTGTTATTGACGGGCAGATTTAGGGTGGCGGCCATGCAGGCGGCGTTGAAGATGCTCATCGGTTCGGCATCCAGCAACATGGCGTTGCTGTTCACAATCTGCATGATGGATGTGCCGAAGCTGGCTGCGTTTTTGTCCACAAGTTCGCGCATTTTTGCCTGTACGGCGGGCTTGTCGAAAAAGTCTTTAATTTGGCGTGATTTCTGCGCGGGGGTTAATTGCGTGTTGCTCATTTCGGTTTCCTTTTTTCAGGCCGTCTGAAACGGTCATGGGTATTTGTGCCAATAGGCGGGTTTTAAAATCTCGGGCATGGGCGGAAATTTGTTTACTTCGCTCGGTGTGAGGTATTTTTCCGCCTTGCATTTGTAGTAGTACCTTTTCTGCCGCTCCGCGCATGTTTGGCATCGTTTTTGTCGGAAGCCGTTTTTCTGCAAGGCGAAATCGCTTTCGGGTTTTGCCTTTTTGCAGGCGGGGCAGGTAATGATTTGGGGCATGGCTTACTCCACAGGTTCGTAGGGCGGATGCCAATCGCTCCGGTCGGCTTCCTCAACCGCTTTGATTGCTTTTGCATCCCTTGCGGCGGCTTCGGCTTCTGCGGCGTTCATGCGGCGCATCCATTCCACGGTTTCTTCTACCTCCTGCCGCGTTTTGGCGGCATCCCATGCGGACGGTGTGGTGTTTGCGGGTTGCGCCTCGCAGCCGCCGTAGACGGCTAGTACAGCCAGCGCGGCGAAGAACAGCATCCAATTGATGACTTTGGTCATTTCCGTTTCCTTGTAAACATTTATGGGGCAGGGCGCGGATGGGGGTGGATAAATTCCCCGTCCAGCCAGGGATTAAAGCTGCCGCACCCTGTCCGATAAGTGTTTGTGTGGTTGCGTGCCGCGACGGAAAGGAGGCCGTCCGCACGCTGTCGAAGGTTTACTCAGGCTCTTTCCGTACCTGTGATATGCCCACTCTCCGACTAACGGCATACCATTGATTGACTATCATCATGTCTGCCAAAAGTGGCATTAGTCTAAATACGGAGGGGTGGCGAATCCCCCTGTCTCTGCCTGCCGCCTGCGTCTTGCGGCACTCCCCCGCGCCCGGGGGTAGCATATTGCGCCTAGTATGCAATGCCGTATTTAGGCCGATGCCGCCTTATGCGGCCATGCGTACCGTCCGCAGTGCGAGGTATTTGTTGTAGTTCGGCATTTCGATGCCCAGCGCGAGGGGTTGTTCGCCGTGTTCTTGTAGAAATTCGCGCATCATGTTTTCAAAGTCGTTTTTCGTGTAGGCTTCTTGGTATTCTTCGCGGGTATATTCGGCTTCGTCCGCCCGTACCCATTCCATCAGGATTTGCAGGCCGTATTTCTTGGCTAGGCGTTCGGCTTCTTCTTTGTCCGCCTCTTCCCGCGCTTCTTTGGCGTAGGTGTATGCCCAGTCGGCTTCGTTTTGCATTTCAGCCCGTGCGATGGCGGGGTTTTCGATGTAGGGGTACATTTGCTGTCTCCCGTTTCCTTGGTTGTTTTGTTTCGATGGGTGCAGTATAGAAAACTAAACATATAAAGTCAAGCTATCTAAACATATTTTGTATAGAAAACTATACTTACTTCTGATTTTAAAGAGAATTTATTTTTTACAGGCAATAAAAAACCGCCTTTTCGGGCGGCTTTGTCGATTTTGTGTTGTTTTCAGGTTCGGCGGGCGTGAAAAAAGCCCGCATGATGCGGGCGGGTTGAATTGTGAGGTGTTATGTTTGATTAGGAGGGTATCGGGAAAATCATTTGTGCAGATGGGAGCTTAATACATCGGCGACATGGGCATCTTGGTCATGTTTATCCAAGATGTTAAGCACCGGAACCAGCACGGAAAGTACGGTGTAGATTTGAAACGTTGTCAGTAGTGCTAAAAAAGCCATCGATGCCGATCGGAGTTGATGTATATGGGACATCGCGAAAGGAATTTGCTTAACCAAGGGTGCAAGCAGCCCCACCAATAACACTGCCACGAGAACGGCGATGGAATGGATGACCGGAGAGAAAAGCTGCTTGAACCCTTTTCGGTAGATGGGGTCGGCAGATGATTTGCTATAAGGGCTTTTCAGCCTGTCAGGATAAATGATAGCCAACCATACTCCGGCAACAGCAAAAATAATGGATGCAGTGGAACGGAGCGCTTCATAAAGCACCCACTGTTCACTAAACCGGACTGCCGAGCCATAAAATGCGGCTGTGCCGATGATTACCGCAGACAGCAGTATAAACAACCATTTAACCCACATTTGCCGTGTATTCGGATATTATCAACCCTTTCGAGTTTAGCATAATATTAAGGGTTTCAATAGCAGGGTAGATGCCTTTTACCTTATGTAATCCGCTGGCCGGAATCGTTTTGGTAACGATATTGCCATGTATCCAATAGGTTTTTGAATCGCCTCGTAACACGAAGCCGCAGTTATCCTGCTCCGGGTCTATAGCGGCCTTTTCCCACCCGGCAATCCATTCAATCAGGTCTTTCTCAGTTTGGAAGCCCGCGCTGGTTTCCGTTTTAATCCTGATGGTCTCTAAAGGTGCAAATAAACTTGTGTTACCAAACAACTTGGGAAGATATTTTTTCAATACGCCGTCTGATTCGCCCTTGGTTACCTTGACTGTGCAATTATTCTTAATGCGTGTGATTTTGTTATAATTTTTAACTACATAATCTATTTCAGATTGGCTTTTTAATAGTTTGCAAACAAAGTGCGGCGTGATTGTTCCTGATATTTTATTCGGCAATTTAAAGTTTATTTTTTCAACAAAAACTTCCTCGCCCTCTTTACTTGTTTCTTTTATTGTTGTTTTTTCTATTATTTTTGGATTTATCCATAGGAAGTTTTTGATATATAACTCAAATGATTCCCGACCTGCAAATGAAGCCCCCGTCGGCATCAGCGTTGCATAGAACCTCTTTTCAGGGCAAATAAGAATATAGCTTACAAATCCAAAAGTTTTCCCTTTGGATGCCTTTACTTCTTCTGATTTTAGCTCTCCAATCTTACTCGACAAATCAAGAGATACAACTTCATCGGACGATGCTTTATCAGTCTTATTCCAAAGAGAAATAATCCAAAATCCATCATTGTGTTCAATATCTAATATAAAAGTTGTCGGCTCTTGATCATTATTCGATATGCCTGTTTCTTGAATGGATTTATTGGAGATATACTCTTTCAGGTCATGTAAGGTTTGCAATATGCAATCATACCCTTGCGGATTCTTATGCGATCCATTGAAATATCCGCATTGTTCAATTTTGAAATATCTTAATTTGAAGTCAGTAGACATTTAAATTCCTTATTGTAAGTAATGAGTTATCAAATATTATTTTAACATGTGGCTGAGTAAGTTTAATCTGTGGGGCTGTATGCCACATCAACTATCAGCTTCGTTTTCCTTAGGTGTTGGTTGATAGCATAAATTTCGTGCCACGCCTTGCTTAGATAATACTGCCGAAGCATCGGGATTTTAGATAGCCGGTGTGGCATTGGGATATTTCGCACGCACCATAGCCGCAACAGGGTATCTTCATCATCGATTTGGATATGCTTTAAGATTAAGCCGCTTGAACCAACGGGCAATAAATACCTTGGATCCGGGTTGGCAAAATGCTTACCGGAACCATCAAAGTCATACAATACATTTGGCTTGAGGTCTTCGTAATCCTCTTTTCTGCGCGGCGCAGATACTTCGCCAAGCCACTCAAAGCACAGGGTTGCTGTTCTGTGATGCAACTCGTGAACCTTCAACTCTCCTTGTACGCCAAGGAAATTCATACCGGCATCGTACTCACCGGGCCACCAAGGGGAATCAAAACGCCTATTTTTGACAATCTCGAAAGCCCTATCAATATTATCTCGTCGTAATAGCAACATTTTTCAATCCAACACGCCCTGCCGGAAGACCAGGCCGCTGATTTTGTAACTGTTCAAACCTGCTTGGTTTTTAATTGCGGCAAATTCGCCATAATTAAAAACGGGGCAATCAGGCAAAACGCATGGCATATTGGTTCATAAGATGCTCCAAAGTGTTCCGTTCCGACTTGGTTTTAATTTGGTGGAATTACACCAGAATAAACTCCCAGGCGGCTTGAATCAGTTTCGAATTTGCAAAGGGGGGTGGGACTAAATCCGTATCTTTTTCGTCTATCGCCATGATTTTTAACAACTCTTACCCGGGACTAAAATACCCTTATAATGCAGCTTATGCTGGAAGACCCAGTTGATTACGGTCGGCCTATTTATCCAATAAGGGCGAATCCAGCTGTTGAATGCTCCGGTTGTTTAAAATGGACTGTATCTGTCGGCGTGCCTGTTGATTCAGTGTTACGAGCCGTTGTTGTTGGGTTTGCCCCAATTCAATCAATAAGGCGTTTTGGCTTTCCAGGCTTGCCAAGACGACAAGCTGTTCGATAGAGGCATAGTCTCGGATATTACCCGCTTTATCAGGATTTGCCGCCTTCCATTCCTTTGCCGTACAGCCGAACAGGGCTTTATTGAGTATGTCGGCTTCGGTTGCATAAATGATGCCTGCTTGTCTGCCGTTGATTTCGGCGGGTATCAGGTTATTTTTGATGGCATCGGTGTGAATCCTGTATTGCGCTTTTGCCAATGTGCGCCGTACATCCCATTCCGCCTTGGCCGATTTGGATTCGGCTTCTTTCAGGCGTTGGAACTCTTTAATCAGATAGAGTTTAAATTCCGGGCTCAACCATGCGCCAAACTCGAAAGCGATGTCTTTGTGCGCATATGTGCCGCCATATCTCCCCGGTTTTGCAATAATGCCGATGCCGTTTACTTTCTGCGCCCATTGCTTGACCGACAGCGAAAATCGGTTCAGGCCGGCTTGGTTTTTAATTCCCTCGAAATCGGGGGAATTAAAATCCGGGTTGTTGATGCGCTCCCAAACGCCTAAAAAGTCAATGGTATTTTTGTTTCTTAACCAAGCCTCAATAAGGCTGCTACCTCCTTCAAAATTTGCAACCATATCGGTGAGGCTGATGTAATCCTCTTGATTGACGGTCGTAATTTTGATGTCCGTACCTTGGACGGTAATCATTTCATTACCCATTCTTTTTTCCTTTTCAAATTAATTTCAATCCAACACGCTCCACCAGAAGACGCGGCCGATAACTTGGATGTCTGCTGCGTCTACTTCTTCGTCGGGGTGCTCCTCTTCGTTGTAGCTGTGGATGCGGATTTTATTGCCCGGCAGGCGGTAAAGGATTTTTGTGCGTAACCAGCCATCATGATTGATCGCATAAATCTTGCCGTCTTTAATATGTTTTTGGCTGGTATCCACACCAAGCGTAGCACCATCAGGAAATACCGGCTCCATGCTGTTGCCGTCTGCTGATACGCAAACCACGTCTTTAGGGTTGATACCTTTCCGGCGCAAGCTGGATTCATGAAAGCGCAATTTGTAACCGTTGAAGTCAGATGCTTCAAATGAGCCTGAACCTGCGGCCAGTCGCACTTCTTTCAGGAATGGCACTTCGCACTCTGCATCATTAAGCGGTGTGTCATCCTGCCATGTTTCAACGACGGCGAAAGCGGTGGCGTTAGATTTTATTGTTTTGCTGGTAGGGTCTGACTGATATTTTTCGCCCGTGCCGTCTGCCAGCCATTGTGTGGAAAATCGGGTTTTATTCCCAAAGGCCAGTAAAGGTTTTGCACCAAGTCCCGTACTGCCGTTAAACCATTGTCCAACAAGTCCTTTTGATACTCCGGCAAAGTCTGCAAGTTGCTGTTGCGTGGTTAAACCATACTCAGCCATCAACTCTTCTAATCTGTCTTTAAGTGTATTCATTTCAATATCCTATTTGATTGTTTAGCAGTCTAAACTAAATATCGTTTAGGGTGTTTGACTTTTATATGTTTAGTAAACTATACTAGCGATTAGCTTTCTATCCGAAAGAGAAAAATGAAACATATCGAATTTATTGATTTACTTGGTGGAACATCCAAAGTAGCGAATTTATGCGGCATCTCAAAAGGTGCTGTATCTCAATGGAAGAAGAACGGTATTCCGTTGGCTCAATGCAATTATCTAAAAACTAAATTTCCTAAAGAGTATAAAAAAATCTTCGGAACCACTAAGGCATCCAATGACTAAATCCTACGCCCTCGTTACCGAAATTGCCCGCAAAAACGAAAGTGCACTCTTGCACGCCATTGCAGGCGTTACTGCCCGCCATGTGTGCGAGGTGTCGGGCTTGTCGGAATCGGCTTTATGCCGTCTGAAAGAAGAAAAGCTGGAGCAGTACAGCCGTGCGCTGGCTGCAATGGGCTTGAAGCTGGTGTCAGTGGATGCTGAGGTCGTCACGAAGGCTGAAAAACGGTTTATGGCCGAGAAGATGATTGAGTATTACAGGCAGATGCTGGAGGAAGAGTCACGAGATTTGGCCTGAGTTGAAGGAGGATTGAGATGGAGATTGTGCTGGTGAAGTGGGAGGACGCTTTCGGTTGTCCCGAAGGCTGGCAGATGCTGGACGAGGTGGAGCGGGAAACCAGCCTTGTGCAGTCGGTCGGCTTTGTCGCGGCGGAAACGGAAACGACGCTGACGATTGTGCCGCATGTCGGC